ACTTTTGGGGAGGGGCTCTTTGAACCTCCTCACACTTAATTCAATATTCATCTTAGAAAAAATTCCTGGAGATTTTTTCATTTCGTGACGCGAGGGGCTGTTTCAGAAAGTCCCGTGTTTTATGGGTCTTTTTGAAAAGCGGCGGGGTGCAGGGGCGGAGCCCCGCTGTGTCTCTTCCTGAGTTCTCCCATGAATCTCTAAAAATATTGTTAAACTATTGTTTTTGTATTCCTGAAGGACGACCTAGTGGAGACGCCATGAATCCAAAGCATCTCCTGGAGATTTTTCATTCTGTGACGCGAGGGGCTGTCATGGGTCTTTTTGAAAAGCGGCGGGGTGCAGGGGCGGAGCCCCGCTGTGTCTCTTCCTGAAGTCTCCATGAAATATCTAAAAATTTTGTTTAAATATTGTTTTTGTTCAAGGAGGATAGAGGGGCCGTGGTTCCCGTGAATCTCTAAATATTTTATTTAAGTTTTGTTTTCATGGAGGATGGGTAATATGAATATTTATCAAAAGTATCTTTGATACTATAAATGGAAGTTTCGGGTCTGTTAACTATTCTATATATCGGATTCCAGTCTTTTTGGCTATCAGAGTCGTGGTACGTGTCCAACATGGTGTCTAAATCTTCATAAGTTAAATCTGTATTGAGTATGAAATCTTCCCATAAATTATGACCGATTAAAAACAATGTCAAGTAATTGAAATATTTTTTGGGAAAAAAAAGTATCGTGTCATTTACTCTCGGGTGCCCCATATCTGTTTCATGAAATGGCTTAAAACAAATAGATGGAAATAATATTTTATTCCACAGAGGATTGAAAATTTTTGAAAAATACTCTTTTAGTTGTAAATCTATTCTCATAAAACAAATGAATTGATACATGGCTATATTTATTCTTTTTATACTCTCGCGAATAAGATCATCTTGCCCGATTAATTGATTATAAAAATCATAACCTATTTTTAGAATATATTCCTAAAAGGTTATTGTCAAATTTTGTACTATAAGAAGAAATATATACATCTATATCAACATTTAAATTTTTTATAAATCTCATTTGTGAAAGAGAAGCATCAATTTGACCAAAATATGATTCGTCATTACCTCTAATCCTGCTATATTGTCCTCCAGACCTGAAAGATTCTCCAAACATAATAAAAAGTCCTTTCATGTTAGTACAATCTTATTTATTTTTAAATTACTAGAATTTTTCAGATGAATATATTTCATTTCTTCCTCAGCCTCTTCGAATGTTTTAAAACTGTATGGTATCGTGTACTGATGACCGTTCATTTCGAACTGAATATAATACATTATTTTTTATGAATATTTTTTTATGGAAGATTTAACACCGTATTCGCATCCACAACCTTGAACATGTATGGGGGTGACATAATGCCTGGCCCTGAAGACTTATAAGAAGGGATCAAAGGAACCCCGGGCATCATCGCGCGCCACAGAAGAGCCAGGAGCAAAATAACACCCAGAGCAATGGCCAACTGTCCCATTTATAATATAAAAATATTTTCTTTCAAGAAATAATTGGAATCATGTGTTTTGCTATGAGTGCTTTCATTGACCAGTTTTCTCTGACTTCTTGTGTCACGCGTTCTGTATAATTCTTGAGTTCTTCGAGATTCTGGTTCCAAATGTTTATTTGATCAATCGCCTCTTGGGCTGTCGTAAAAGTTACAATCCCCTCTATTTCCTGCGCATTCCCCGTTTTTGTTGTCATGACTGGGATGCCGCTCGAAGATGCCTCAAAAATACCGAGAGGACCTCCTTCAAAAACGGAACAGGATATGAGAAGTTCTATATCATCAAACATGTTTTCGTTTGTTCGTCCGTTTATATATACAGGTTCAAATCCCCCATTTTCACATATTTCTTTAAACATGTCAAATCTTTTTATTATTGTGTATGGATGACCTGGGTTTGTTATTCCTGCAATCAATCCTATTCTTTTAATTTTTCGCCCAGCTTCGTATTTAAGACTGAAAAGATCAGTATCTGCCCCAAACGGAGTCCATACTACTTTTTCACATCCACTATTTTTCAAGTTTTCACACACCTGTTGAGATACTCCACAGTACGTGACTCCTTCCTTGATGACTATCCTTTCTACAAAGTGCTCATCATCGAAAGAAGGACAATGAGCTGTAACTATAAGTTTTTCATAAAACTCTTTAGAAAACTCCATACCAAAAATAATTGTAGTGCTTATAATTTTATCATAGTCCCTCCATTTTTCCCCAGGTTCTAGAAGTTCATTCGTTTGGTCCTGATCATGCCAATCGTAAATGTCAACATTCGCATATTTATGAAGAGCCTGCGCAATTCTACCAAATGCCCAAGATGTTTCTATCCAGATCGCAAACTTTTTAGATTTTTCGTCCCACCATCTATTAGTACCATTTAGAACATAACTGCTTACCTGATCAGGTATGTGATTTATTGTAAATAAATTAGTCATGTACCAAGTTTTTGTAACGTGTCTGTATGACCAGTCAAATTCAAACATTCCACTCGGTATAGATTCGTCAAAGTCTTCGTCCAGAACGCAAGTTTTCATACATATAGGATTGAGGGAAAATCCGGGCCATCCGGCACCCTCATCATGTCCTTGAACAATTTCGTATCCCTTTTCTTGTATCCATTTTTTGTATTCAGAATGAATATATTTATAACAATATGTACTTTTACTTATGTTATTTTTTAGTTCACGTGGATAAGAATAATCATTAAGTCTAAGATTATCTATATTATTTTCTGCCATCATTTTCAAAATATCATTCAATTTAAAATAATTCTCACAGAGCCAATCGTCTTCAAACATAATAACATATTCTGTATTCAGGTTGCGCCTGATGACGTTAAGGCTATGCGCATGACTCTTCTGTTCATGTGTAATCAGGTCTATAAAAGGATACCTTTTCTTCATTTCTTTTCTTTCATCCTCTGGAGAAGAGTCGTCTACTATGAGAATGCGGTCAGGTCTTACCCTAAAATCAAGACAATATTCCAAAAGTGCATCCATGGTCCTTATGAAAGACCCTAACCGCTTACAGGTTGTCATTGTGAAGGTCAGGGAAGGCCGGAGAAAGTTTTTCACGTCACCTGTAGGCATTTCGTACACCCTTAAAAGAGCAGGATACCTACATGCCAAAATTGAAAATATAGCCTCTTCTGTTCCGATGGATGTTTCACGGATACACTCTTCAACAATTTCAAAAAACTTTTTATAAATATTTTTAATTCCATCGGCTGTTCCGCCCATAACCGTTGCCCTACACACCCGATCATTCGTGTATCCCAATTTTCTCATAACTTTTAGATCGAGCCCGTGAACCTCATTACCTTGATAAGGAAAGGATGACAGGAAAAAGTCATCACTCGAAGGAAGATTAGAAAGTACACAATCCCCAAAACTAGAGAAAATTCCCGCATCTACCCAGTAATAGTATTGAGAATCTGGGTTTTCCTCAATACTCTTTAAAAGATATTCCAGCTTGGCAAATGTAAATGATATATAATATTTGTTACTTATCACGCTATTTTTCATCCATTCACTCTGGTTGTACCACTCGGGCCGTGATATAATATTTTCAATTTCGTTTATGTATGGCCAAGTACATATTTCTGAAAAAACTTTTAAATTTGGCAAGACTTTTTTCAGACGCTCGATACTTGTTGTGTAGTATGTATCGTCTCTGTCGCCTCGGCCAATATTTACATACGCAGTCGTGTAATGAACATTCATTATTCTTTTTAAACTCTTAAACTTTAACAGAATCATGAGTTATAAGAAGATGTTTAAGATTATTTTCTATACATGTCTTCATCCCCCAGTTATCTCTAACTTCTTTTGTTATCCGTTCCGAGTATTCCCTCAACTCATATATTAGAATTCTAGTGAGAAATCTGGCTCATGGCATCTTTTTTTGGGGGACACTGTGTAGGAAATTCTTTGAGTTGAAGAAGAGGGATTGACTGGACATCCCCGTACCATCCATCTTTTGTGCTCTGAAAGTATTCTTCGTACATTAGGGATATGCGGTCTGTGGTGAAATTTTGGGCCCAATTAAGACATGACATTGGATTTATCCTATGTATGTTTTGGGCGGACCAGACCATTTGCCCAAACGTTCGGCACCTGTAGCCAGTAATTCCGTGAAGGTTATTCTCTACAAAAGACCCAATGTCGCTACTTATAACTGGAGTTCCGCAAAAGAAGCTCTCGATCATTGCCCCCCCAAAGGGCTCGATATATGTAGAAAGAATAAATAGACCCTTGGCATTTTTCATAAGTTCTTTTCTCTTTTCGGGAAATGCATACCCTACGTACTCAACATGATCGGGCCAAGACTCGAGATCTAGGTCCTTGTAAGTTCCTTGACCAGCAATCAAAAGCTTCGCACCAATTTTAGCCGTCACTTGGATAGCGAGATCTACACCCTTACAGTAGCTTATTCGGCCCAAACAAAGAAAATATTCTTTTTTTGTTTCCTTGAATTCAAAATCTTTTGGATCAAAATAATTTGGTATGACAGTCGAGTATGCAGGGATACCTCCTGCTTGCCGACAGCATCCCATCCCAAGAGCAAGGTGTAACATGGTGTAAGACTCAAAAATTCTGTACTTGGCAAATGTCTCACAATATCCTATTCCTGGCTCGACTATGATCGTTTGGCCATCGTCTTCAAACGCGTCACAGACTGGCTTGTTTCCCCATCCCCAGAAGGCTAAAATAAAGTCCCCAAACTGTCGTCTCTTTTTAATTTCCTCAATAGCATTCCTATTGTATTCTTGATAAACCTCGTCATTCTGGTCAAATCTGAAACACTGGGTCTTGTGGTATTCAGTTCCATATATTTTTTCGTATGTTTCTCTCGTGACTACAGATACGTGTTCGGTACACACAAGCTTAGAATCCACGTGACCATAATGATAGACCTCATGACCACGGGCAAGCATCATCTCACAAAATTTGTAAACTTTTTGAGTATATGCACATGCGACAAATACATCTTTATTCGTAATCGTATGAGGTATGGCCAATACATGAAATCTCATTATTATAAAAACTTGTCATATTTTTAAGCTTTATGAAAATATCTTCTTTGCAATGGCGTTCTTTGCACGGAGACCCTTGATGTTCACACCCCGGCGCGTCGCGAGGTTCTTTAAATACGAAAGAGAAATTGTTGGTCCGTTTGCATAGACGAACCTTCCCGTCTGAGGATTCCTGACCTTGATACGACCTGAAGGACTCTTCTCAAAGTTTAGAGCCTTGGGCTTTGGAGGAGAGACTGACTTGGCTTTAGGTTTTCGTACGCTCTTTACCGGCGAAAGGGGCGCGTTCCCGTTATTGAGACGTCTCTCCACGAGACGTATAGCCTTGTTACGAGCCGAGGTCCAGGCATCTTCATAATTCTTCCCAGACTTGCGTCCATTCAAGTCCCAGTAGTATTCGATAATCTTGTTGAACCGACTGTTTTTCAAAAGTGAAGGAGGGATCTTCTTCTTGGTAGGAACTCGCGCCTTGAGTCTGCGTCGCGCAGAGAGGAGTTGTGCAGACGTTATGCGAGGGCGAGGCGGGGTGTCCTTACGAGTTCGTAGACGGGCCTTTGCGGCGCGCAAGTTGGCGGACCTGATACGGCCCACCTTTCGAAGACGGGCCTTGGCCGCAACGAGGTCAGGAGAACTAAATTTTCTTTTTGTAATATATTTATTTTTCAAAAGTTCTTCAAGGGTCGGGAGACCAGGACATGGATCGTCATACTTTAGTCTCCATTCTTTCACATGAGTATCCAAGGATCCCCTGTATCCAGGAGGTACGGCTTCGTCAAGGAACGCCTTGGTCTTGAGAAGGTACGGTTTTCGTGAGGCCCATGCTCTCAGGTTGTTTAGAAAACAGTGCTGGTCGTACCTAGGATCAGTTTTAGGACCTATTCCCCAGGCCCCTGCGATACCAGACTTGTTGGCAGTGTTCACGGCGGGGTTGGTACCGGACTTTTTGAGTCTGGCCCAGCCAAAATCACCCACGAGAAATCCCCGACCCGAGACAAACACATTCTCCATGTGAAGATCGTTGTGCCTGAATTCAGGAAATTTATTTTTAATTTTTTTCAAAGTATTCAGGACCTGCTTGATAACATTGTAAACAACCTGGTCAGTTATCATCTTGGTCTCGAGCCACTTGGTCAGGGATCCGCCCGAACAATATTCCATAAAAAGTATAGACTGTTTTGATTTGTCGTATTTCGTGGCATTTTGAACGTTCGCCATGTTCATGGCGCTAGGAGGTATAAAATCCGTACACCGTTCGTGTTTGTAGACTTGGACAATCCCAGAGGGCACGGCGTCGTAAATTTCTTTTTGAATTTCATATTCTACGATGGCCGGTTGGCGCTCACCTCGACGAGAGGCTCCAAGATCTCTGGGGCAGACCTTGGCAACGAAGCTCGACCCTTTGTAGACTATCCCCTGACGGCCTTTGCCTATGACCTTTAGTTTTCGGCCGACAGAACAATTCATTTCCTCGGGGCTCGGGTACGTTGGCGATCCGTGAGCTTTTAGGATGTGATTAAAATTGCTTGATGGAACATAAGGACGTTTTTCAGGACTCTTCGGGCGTCTGGGGGCCAAGGATGTCATGTAATTAAAAGTTTTTTTGCGAGGAGCCTTGGGCTTAAAGCGCGCCCCGGCCATCTTGTTCGGATGATTCATGAGCCAGGCCGCAGCTGCTCTTTTGTTTGAAATATTTTTAGGAATATTTATTTCAGACTTTCCAGCATTGCTCAATTGGATGACATAGTGACGCGTAGGTTCTTTGATCAACTGAAAGGGACCGCGGGGATTCCATGCCATTACTTATCATAGAGTGACAATATTTCTCGGATGGCTGGATGTCTCTGGACATCCTCTTCCGAAAACTCCACGTGATGAATATAGTCGGAAATAGGATACAGGCGCCGAATAAGATCGGCCAGCCCATTGTCGTCAAAGCCGCGGTCGTGCTGCTGAACGTCTCCGGTTATGACCATCTTAGAGCCTTCTCCAAGACGGGTCAAGAGCATCTTCATCTGTGAAGGTGTCGAGTTCTGCATCTCGTCCCCTATGATCCAGGAGTGCTCAAATGTGCGGCCTCTCATATAAGCCAAAGGACAGATTTCAACATATTCTTTGACATCCTTGGGGGACATGTACTTGTGGAGACAATCAAACATAGGGCGGGTCCAGGGCTCCATCTTCTTGACAATATTTCCAGGAAGAAATCCGTGCTGATCGTCTACGCTTACGGCAGGCCGAGTCAGGATCAGTTTAGAAACTTGGCCTTTCGTCAGGGCTTTTGCGCCAGCATGACAGGCCAAAAGCGTCTTGCCTGTTCCGCTCGGACCAGAACCAACCACGATAGGCACTGAAGACTGAAGGAGCTGAAAGTAGCGCTGCTGGATGACACCTCTGGGACTGACCATTTGTATTGTAAGGAGCCAGTATCTCTAACTTAAAAACAAACCTTTGTTAATAGTAAATGGACCGTGAGAATTTTTATGTTATTTCAGTGATGACCAACCCCGAGCGCTTCAAGCAGCGTCCCAAGCTTTTCAAGGAATTTATGGCTCGCATGAAGAACTATGGTGTCAACCATGTGGTAGTGGAGTGTGTCCAGGGGTGCCGTCCTTTCGAGGTTACTGACCCAGACAACCCTCTTCACATCCGCCTCAGCACCAACTCGGTTCTTTGGATGAAGGAAAATTTGGTCAACGTGGCTCTGGCCCGTCTACCCTCTAATTGGAAGTACGCGGCATGGATCGACGGTGACGTGGATTTCGTCAACCCGGACTGGGTCGAGGACACTCTTCACGAGCTTCAGCACGCCCCTGTCGTCCAGCTCTTCGAGCACGCAATCGATCTCGGCCCGGACCACGAATTTCTTCAGAAGTGGGAGTCTTTCGGATCGTGCTACACCAAGGGAAAACCGTTCAGGGGGTCTAAGAAGGAGTGGAAAGAGACTTCGTCCCAAGAGTCCTACTATTTCGGTCAGTACACAGGTGAGGGGAACGCAGAGTACTGGCACAGTGGCTACGCGTGGGCGGCAACCCGCGAGGCCCTGAATGGGTTCGGCGGCCTCTTGGATTTCGGCATCGCAGGAGCCGGTGACCATCACATGGCCTGTGCCATCATAGGAAAGGCCGACCTGTCCGTTCCAAAGGAAATGAATCCAAATTATATTAAACTTCTCAAGGAATGGGAGACTCGGGCTCTACGCACGGCCCATAAGCATCTAGGATTTGTCAAGGGGACGATCGTACACTATTGGCACGGAAAGAAGCGCGACCGTCAGTACCGAGGACGTTGGGAAATTCTCAAGTCGAATAAATTTGATCCGACTCGGGACCTTCACAAGGACACACAGGGTCTGTGGGTCCTACACCCATCCAATAACCGTCTTCGTGATGACCTCCGTAAATATTTTCAGTCAAGGAATGAGGATTCGATTGATCTCTAGTCAAAAGTTGAAGAGGATATTTTCTCCAAGACACCAAGGGCCTCTCTAGCCCATTGATAATTCTCTGAAAAAATTGCCAAACAATAAAAATCTAAATTTTTTTCAATTTCTTCAAATTCACTATGAGAATAGTCCTCTCTCACAGTGAGTCTGAGTATGGTACTGGCTGTGTTTTCTGCCAAAAAAATATAAGAATTATTTTTATTTATTTCAATTTCTTTTAAAATATTTAAAAGAGTTTTTGTTCTTAGTGAAAGGGCAATCCTAGACTGCGCGGTAGATGGGACGTCCATCTTCCTTGTTTCCTACGTGAATAATACGCCCAGTCTCTATGTCTTTCCTGAAGGAGAGTTCCCAGGCGCTATAGGTCTCAGGCCCCTTTACTCGAGCGAGACACTTTGGACACTTACAGGGTTCCATCAGTACTTTTCCAAGTCCAGAATGTTAAACTGAAGCATCAGGTCGTTGTACACATGACGTATTTTCCTGTGCTTGATCACCTCCATGGCCCCGTTATGGTAGTAGAGCGTCAGGTCCTGGTGCTCTACTGAGTACTCAAACCACCTAACCTGGCTCGGGTCGACAATATAAATAGTTTCTCCATCCTTGATTGCAAAGGGCGTCATCTTCTATGATCTTAGGAACTGTACTCTCTATTACAAAACAAAACTCACAAGTCCATGATTTCTTGAGCTTCACGTCGGAGCCTCTTTTCACACGCGGGGTAGTTGGGGTCGCTGATCGCCCTTCTCCAGGTTCTCTGGATAACATGAACTTTATGGTTTTCTTGAAGCATTTCGCGCTCGAGACTGTCATAGACCTTGTCGTAGTACAATTGCTTGAGGTTTCCCAGGACCCGGTCCGCGTGCATGTCGAGATTTTGGGGGTATGGGACGTTCATGGCGATCCACAGAATGTCTGAAAATTTGTCGTGCCAGTCCTCCAGAATCTTGGTGACCGACTTTGAGTGCTTGTACCTTTCGAACATTGGATCAAAGGCCCAGTCGACTACATCCTGGAGACCCTTGACAGATTCTACGTCTGGTGCATCGATTTCCTCCCAGAACGCTCGGTTCATGTGAAAAACAATCTGATGGTCGAGGTAGTCATAGAGGACCGAGTCAAAGTCGTCGAGCTGTTCTTGGACGTTCATTTTTGTCTATCCGGAGTATCGGGCCCCTAGGACCTTAGGACACAGAACCTTTTTAAAACTCCATTCCTGTCTCCTCGATGATCATGCGGTCACAGGCCTTTCTTTTCTCGCTGTATTTTTTGACCAGACCTCTGGCCATTTCTGTCAGTTCGTCCGCCAAGCACTCGTATTTTTCAGGGAGGTCGGCGACGTCCAGAACCCAGTTCATGGCCATGTGCTCCTTGTGTTCGGCCCGGTCTCTCTCAACCTCGAGTTTCTCCAAGATGTGATTTCGCATTTCATTAATAGTGGCTTCGTCCAGATATCTGTAGTAATCGATCGCGTGACTCAGGAGCGGCTCAGGGTTATAGATTCCTCTCCGGAGGTCCTGAAAATCCGAGTCATCCAATTCGCTCTTTATGAAATTCGTCACGGCGGCATAGATGTGGGGAGTGATTACGTCCCCGTACCACTTTTCTAACATCGTATAGGTCCAGGTGAAGATTGGAGTTCCGGTCGAGTCGAGAGCGCGCATGAGCCAGGCAGAGTCGTCCCATACGATAGAGACGGCCATTTTGTTTTTTGGACAAGGGACAAGGGACGCGTTGAGTCAAGGACACAGAACCTCAATTACACAGAGTGTTTTTTGCAAAAGTCTCCACAGGTTGATTTGAATCCGCATTGGCGACCCTCGAGGGTCAGAGCCTTACAGCGGCGGGCCTGGTCTAGTACTGTTTTCTTGGGAGCTGCAGCCACCTCGGTCATCTTCGGCTTCTCGGTCGTGATCAGCACTTTTGGTCTTGAGGCCATGAGAGCCAATGATTTTTCTCTGGCTCTCAGAGCCGTGTCGGCCATTTTTTCAGGATCCGGGTGTCCCCCGTCTAGAGCACTTTTGTAGACCCTTTGCCAGAGTTCGTTTCCCCGGCCGGCCGGTGGAGCCATAGGAGGCTTTGGGGCGGAAGGAACCGGGGCTGGGCGGATTCTGGAGGCCATTTTTTTAACCGTGATGAAACATCTCGGCGGGTCGGACCCTATACACAGAACCTAATTTCTATGTCTCTAGTAATATGAACCCTCGCAAGTTCGGACCGTACTTTTGGGGGACCCTTCACACAGCCTGTCTGGAACCCGTCGACCTAGGAGTTCTCAGAAACTTTATTTATCTTTTTCCTTATGTTTTGCCATGTGGAAAGTGTAGACAATCTTTTGTAGAAATTCTTCAAGAGAATCCGTTTCGCCCTGAAGATCCTTTTGCGTGGTCGGTCGAGGTCCACAATCTCGTGAATTTCAAGTTGGGGAAGCCCCGCGTGGGTCTGCAGGAGGCCTACAGGGTCTGGTCTACGAACCCCCCAGAGACTTTTACTGATTTTTTTTAGGGCGAAAGAGTAGGATGAATAGAAGAACCGTGGCCAAGCAAAAGGAAGCTGAAAACCTGGCTGCGGCGAGAAACATGGCGCAGTATGTTCCAGCACCAAGTCGCAAGAGCCTCCTAGTGAAAATTGGCAATAAATATCTAAAACCTGGAAATTTTGAATCCTCCGCGCAATACGCATCATTTCCTAAAAGAATTTGGGAAATTTTAAAAAATGAAGGAAAGAGACAGCTCGTGAAGGCGCCTCGAGCGCACCATCCAAAGGGTGCGGGACCTGCGCCTGCTCTTTCTAGATATCTGTTTGAAAACAATGGGTGGAGAAACACAAAACCCAACCAGCCAAACCGAAACAACGCCAGGGCCGAAAATTATGGAAATCTCTCCAATAATAACGCCAATGAAAACTCGGCCCGACACTCGATTTACAATCCCGCGACAAGAGATCAAATGAAACAAATTATTTCAAAGGTAATTCCTCTGGCTGCCTTGGGGCCTAGTGTAGAGATGGGAAACGCCAAGGCGGTGAGTTTTATACGTGGACTTACACAGACATTGAAGGGTATTACTCAAGCATCTACCATGGCGTCTTATTCAGGAACGGTTCTTGAAACGGCAGCTTTCGACATGGGAGCAGTTGCGGCGGGGATGAAGGTTATGTACTTTACGACAGATCTGAAAGGGAGCCTCTCAAACCTCCCTCGGACGGGCCCGCCTGTAGTTATTCTCAAGTCGCGTTTTACTTTTGCTCGTTCAGTAAAGTCTAATACAGAATTGATTACTGAAAGGGGAAAGCACATATGGCTCCCTATTATACGGGCCGGTTCTGATAATCCTTATACGGACGGAGAAGGAGGTCACGAACTTCAAGAACTCCCAGTTCCGTTTGGGTCTGGAATGCCGGCCAATGTAAATTCTTGGCTACCCGGTCCGCGAGGAGGACCTGTGGCTCGGCACGGGGGAAAGATTTATTACGCAACTCCTTTTAATAAACTCCGGGTAAAGAAGGGTGTAAAACTGTACAAGGGATACACGGCAGTGGAGCCGGACATCCTCATTTGGATACCCTCTGAAAATAAAATAAAAATAGTTGAACTAAAGATTGGCCCTGGAAAGGCTGAGCCAAAACCCGGAGAGGCGTTCCAGCTCCTCAAGGCATATAGGTCGATAGAAATGTCTATGGAACGCGTGAATCGCAGACCAACTATAGAAATGTACTTTGTTCCCTGGTTTTATTCAAAAATAAGGGCGGGCAAAGCGCCCAATTTCACGCCACTCAATAGGGGCAATACTCGAACGGGCCACGAAATAACAAAAGATATACACCGATATTTTCCAGGGGGTATTCGTGTGCTCGATACAAGGGAAAAAGTCGGTAATTCTCTAGGAATCGATGTAGAAGTAGCGAATATAGTTTTGGATGCAGTGCGGGCCTTGGATTTTGACGAAGCTTATATTATTCTGAAGCACATAAAAACACATAAATTATTTTTTACCGGTTATTCTGAAAATTCAATAAACAAAGTTCTCAAAGCGGCTGGAAACGCCAACCCAGCTCACATGCGAGAGCAGGCTGCAGTATTCCGTGTTCAACCAGGTGGCCAGGCGTATTCTGCGAGACTTGCGAAATTCAAAACGTCACGGCCTCATACGCGCAGGCCCCCTCCCCGGTGGGATACCAAGGCACGCAAGGTGATAGATCAGCTCATTCAATACGGAGAACTCGAAGCAAGAAACAAAGCAAACGGAAGATATTACGTCCCAGGAACTCTCAAGGGCTCACGTCTTCCAGGAAGAGTCCCAAATATAGCTTCAGTGAGCTCAAGCGCATCAAATGTACATCGTAGGTCGCCCTCGAGCCGACCAGGAGCGATCGACGAACTCTGGAAGCGCTTTCATGAATTCAACAAAATTATAAAAAATAATTCGAGGACAAATATTCCACCACAACTCAAGAGATGGTGGCTACAGTACAACTATAGAAAGGTGAATAATAGCTCGGAAAAGTCTAAACTGGCCGGAATTTACTCGACATGGGCAGGATCAAAATCTCCAAAGACCTGGCTGACTATACTAAAGACTGGCGGTCTCAACAGTCCTCAGGCTCAAGCAGCTTTCAAGCGTGTATATGGAAACGCGAGAGGGGCCAGTATATATGCAAACGCCAAGAGGGCATCACCTGCTCGCAGGCCCTCTTCAGCAAGCAGCATGGACAACAATGGAGGCGCGGCAAATCTTTTTGGTCGTAATTAGTAATGGTGAATGTATTTAATCTTTTGAAAAATAAGTCACCTGGGGCAAAAGCGCGCATTATCGAACAGATGGCTGGCGCCGGGGCTCGCCGCAAGAAGGCAAACCGCTCGAATCGCAAAGCGCACCAGAACAGGACACGCGCGGCGGGCCTTGGCCCAGTGCCATTTGTGTACATATCCAAGAATTACACAAATCCAGTGACCCTTGCACGCCCTCCACTAGGAGTTATTGTGTATAAACTCAAGAACAGAACAACTGGCCATGTGAATTATTACAATGCGGCAACTATTCACAAACTTTCAGGGAAAAATAATTATGGTATTCTTGTCGCGAATGCCAAGGCTCCACTGTTCCGGAACCCATGGACCCGGGGGCCGGTCCATCCACGCAACCTTCAGAGGGTCCGGCTTCGGGAAGCAGAGGCGAAGATCGCAAAGCACATCTCTAAAAAGAAGAAGGCGCGGAAATAGGACTAAAGAAATAAAGACTCAAAGGAGTAGATGGACCCATATGCAGCCTTGGGCATTGATAAGAATGCTACACAAGAAGAAATTAAAAAAACTTATAGGAAGTTGGCTATTAAAACACACCCCGACAAAGGCGGCGATCCAGAGCAATTCAAGAAGATCCAGGGAGCTTACGACATTCTGTCTGACCCCCAAAAACGCCAGAACTTTGATCAGTTTGGAAACCCTGAAGGTCCTCAACAGCAAGGATTCCCTGGAGGGTTCCCGGGCGACATATTTTCACAAATGTTTGGAGGCGGGAACCCGTTCCAGAGACCTCCGCAGAACCAAGGACCCAAGAGACGTAACGATGCTCAGCACGAATTGTCCATTAGTCTCGAAGATGCTTACAAAGGAATCCACAGACATCTCCGCGTGGGTCTTCACAAGCCCTGTATGAAGTGTCGCCAGAGTTGTCAGCAGTGTAACGGGAGGGGTGTCATGCACATTCAGATGGGACCCATGGTCATGCAGCAGACGTGTCCGGCCTGCGGGGGTCAAGGAGCCTCCCGCTCAGGATGCAAGGATTGTGAAAACAAGGGACACAAAGTTGAACAATTGAATCTGGAGGTGGTCATTCCTGCAGGAATCGAGGACGGAGGTCAGGTCATCTGCAGGTCGCTCGGGGAACAGCCTTTGAATCCAAATGAAGAGCCGGGCGATCTCGTGTTCATCATCAGGGTCCAGAGCCACCCAGAGTTTATGCGTCAAGGCGATGACTTGCTCTGGTCGACCAAAATTTCATTCGTAGATTCAGTGAATGGTAAAAAGATTGTAATTCCTCATTTTGCGGGAGATATTGAAATAAATACCGCAGACTGGGGGGTGTTGGATCCTCGCGAGGACTATATTATTCCCGGAAAGGGATTCAGGAACGGGCGTCTACGGGTCCAGTTTAACATTGTGTATCCAAAGGGTCGGTACACTGTTACAAAAGTATCTTGATGGCCAAATTCAGAATATTTACAATAAAAGTATCCTGGGCCGCGTGAAGAACTTCACCTAGGTCCAAGGGTACGTGATGGACCAGTACGTCATTGATAGCACTTGGTACGAGCCCTACGGCCGTCCCCTGTACCACGTGTTTTTCAATTCTTCTAATCGTTTTTTTCGTCGCTGGGTGTCTCTGGACGCGCCGGACGGCAATCTGAGTGTGTACGCAGAGACTTCGACTCATTCTGTTCTCCCTTGATATTTTCTTCTATAAATTGAAGCGCCAGCAGAAATGTGAAAAAAACTGGACAAAATGTTACCCACGTCCAATAGGCCAAAAATAGAGGGAAGAAGACATTCATCTAATTACACTATGTTCCAAAGCTTTATGAGTCCTCTCCTTCCTCGCCCTCCTCCTCTCCCGCATACGTCTCGCGAGCAACCTTCAGGGCGTGCGCCTTGGCCACCTTCTCCGTCACCTTGAACCCATCCTTGTCCTGGAGAGTATCCTCAAGGACCGCCTTGTACACGTCCGACTCAAGGAGCGCCGCCTTGAGAGCCGTGCGGACCGCCTTCATCTTGTCCTTGAGAGCCTCCTCGCGCCAAATGAGCTTCTGGATTGCGTCCATTGTATTCTGTTTTTGTAGAGCTGGTCACCTTTATTGAAGGCTCTTGGGCACGGAACTTCTTTCCTTCAGGGCCGCACTTTGTAGGATCATCTCTCATGACGTCCGAGAACTGATAAATTGTGTATGGTTTGCGAATTCCCGCCTTGGGGCCCTTAAAGCGGGCCCATAGACTACAGTAACCGATCTGACCGTATTTCGTGGGGACAAAGTGGACACACTTGTGACAAGGGGGGTTCATTACACAACAATAGGTTAAGGTCCTTAAGGAATGTACGTATCCGATCCAAAACTCACGTTCCGCGCCGTCTTTCTGGGAGCCCCGGGACACTGAGGCGAAGTCACCTCGGGCTCACCCTCGTCCTCAGTCTCGTAAATTGCGGCTTCACGGGAATCCGAGTCTGAACAGGCCCGGACCACACAGGCCTTGAGTCTGTGACCCGCCTGAGAGACTTTGTAAAACCAGCAGTTATTTTCACTTTCAAAGATTTCCCAACCGATAGGCCGCTCCGGATCCCTGACTGAGATGACTGTTCCGTCGTTTCGGATGATATAGAGTTCGTTTCGCTGAGGCTCGACTTCAAAATCTGGACCGTGACCGTAGGTCGAGAAGGTCCTGCATAGAGAACCGTCTGTAGGGTAAACAGGGTCAATCACGTCGACATAGAACTGGAGGCCCGGACGGATGAGTCTTGACATTTCTTTAGTAATGCTTCTTTTGCTCTAACTGCTTGTTGGGCTGGCGAGACGAAGTTTCTCACCCAAAGGCCGTAGACACGGGACTCTTTTTCTAGGAACTGCTGCGTCCAGCAGTTTTTTATTTTCTGCTTTTATAGTAAATGTCTGGCGGAATAGTTCAGCTAGTCGCCACGGGCGCCCAGGACACTTGGCTGACTGGGAAGCCTGAAATTTCCTTTTTTCGTTCAAATTACAAGAGGTACACTCACTACGCACTGAGTACAGAGCGTCAGATTATTCAGGGGAACCCTACAGCCGGAAGCATCTCCACGATTCGCTTCGAGAAAAAGGGAGATCTGCTGAGCTACGTGTATTTCATCGGCAAGGATACGACCGGGGCCCTGATTCCCGGCATCGACTGGTCCAAGGTTGTTGACAAGATTGAGCTTCTGATCGGCGGCCAGGTTGTGGACACTCAGGACATTACATGGATGACGCAGATCGAGCCAGTCACGGGGGCGCAGAACTACAGCCAGCGGTACCTGAACAACGACCTGACGGGTCTGACGAATGTCATCAACGGCTTTTTGCCTCTCAAGTTTTTCTTCTGCAAGGACTGGTCGGTGAGTTTGCCTCTAGTGGCCCTGCAGTACCACGACGTGGAGCTTCGGATTACATGGAGCCCTAACCTTGGGTACCGTGTAGGATATGAGCTCTACGGTTTCGCGTCGACTTTTACTCCAACACAGACTACGGGTGTTACAGTGTCAACATCACCCACAATTGGTTCCCAAGTGGCGGCGATTGCCCTGGGCGGAGCAACAACAGCATCAGTAGCAAACCCAATAACCACTGGTGTTGTTCAAAACTCCTCTTTCACGGTGACAATTGGTGCTACTGGCGGTGTTGCCGGCACGAAATTTCAGGCGAATCCATTCCAGTATTCGGCCGCAACTGGCGCCATTTTGCCCGGAATGACTTTCACGGTCGCATCACAGACGCTTACTGTTCTGTCCGTCACTCCTTCAGCCCCGGGAGCCACCTCTGGAACTCTCACGGGTTTTTTCGGAACAACAGCGCCAAACGCCACCAACCCCCTGGCGCCAGCGACTGGCCTACAGGTGCAGGCACAGACCACGGGGACGACTACGGCCGATGGTACTTCTTTCTCTCCAGCGACCATCACAGTTGGTGTTCAGTCCTACACTGGAACCCTGACGGTGACAGCAGGAGCGGCTGCCATCGCCGTCAACTCTATAGTGACGACCAACGCCCCCACTGGCACGGGTGCAACCTATTTCTATGTCTCGGCCATTACATACTCAACTGTTACTGCCGCAACGGCAACTATCACGGCCATAGGATCAATAACTGCAGTCGGTTTTGGAAATTTCATCCAGTCTGGTCTCGTCTTCACTCCTTGGTACCCAGTTCTCAATATGGCCATAGGAGCGGCCACAGGTACCGTGGCTCCTAATCAGACTATTGTCGGTCTCAAGACCCTGGCGAACAACGGGGGACTAACTGTAAATACTGTTTATTCATCGAGTTATATTACCGTGAACAACCTAGGCGCGCCGACGGGCGTAAACGCGGCCGGAGACTCGCCAGCTACAGTGAATGGACGCGTGGACAGCGTGGGCCTCCACTACATTCCAGGTAAGTACGTTGTCGCAACTGCCTCGGCTGCTTCGTCGGCCTTGGTCCAGGCAGGCCCCGTCGTGACTCAGGCTGCCACTTATACGGGAACGCAGCTTGCTCTTAGCAACTATGTTCAGAACGGATCTACGATACCTACTTCGGGTGGTCTCCCGAGTGGAGCTTCTCTTCTTTTATATAACGCAGCGGGGACTGTTGCATCAATTTCAAACGCCTATATACAGTTGGTTTTGTCGCCAATGTTCCAGTTGCTGGAAACTTGAGCATAACCAATATTCCGGCTGGAACAGCCCCAATCGTCTTTGCCCCAGGCACTACGTATTCTTATCCAGCCATGACGGGAGGTACGACTCTCGTCATCACTCTTTCGCAGGCTCCAATATCTGGAACAATAGCAACTGGTTCAGCTTCAAGCTATACAATCCCGTTCTATGCGTTCGCAGGTTTTCCAAACACAACGACTCCTTACATTTCTGCGGTGAGCTCTCAGACGAGCTTTACAGTCACGATTGCCGCCTCCACAATATCCGGAATCCTCGCAACAGCAGGCTACATCAGCTACACGGCCGCCTCGACAACGACAGTCATCACTCAGTACACACAAGTTGTGGTTGTCCCGGCCGTCTCGGCAAGTGCACAGCTGGTCGCCGCCCAACCTGTTGAGGACCGCGGCGGCTCGGCCATCATTTCCCTCGGTGCTCTCATAGGCACTACTCCCATTGCCGTTGGACAAGCGGTTATTGGAACGCAGTACGCTGGACCTGTAACTGTCTCGGCAGTTATTAACCAGAACGTATCCGCACTTGGAACCGGGACAGCCCTCATCGAGGTGAATTTCCCAACACAATCGACTACAGTAAACACACAAACTGGCGCGGGCACCCTCATACAGTTCGTCGACCCCACGCCAGGATCTCTCGGAATCAACCCACTTGTTACTTATAACAACTTAGGGTTCAACGGAACCTACCAGCAGCTTCAATACGAGGCCTGGTGCAGCTACCTGTACCTTGATGCTGCCGAGCGCGAGTACTTTGCCTCGACCCCAATGGATATGATAGTCACTCAGGTCAACCGCGTTCCAATCAACCCCCTGATGACCCACGAGATCAACCTTGCCCACCCCGTCAAGTTCCTGGCCTTCCAGTCCAACAGTTACGCGACAGCTTACGCGACCCAGGGCACGTCTGGCATCTCCGCTGCTTCATATCAGTTCAAAGTTCAGCTCAACGGCGTGGATGTCGGTGACTCCCGCTCGCTCTTCCAGTGGCAGGATGTTCCCCAGTACTACCACACTCCCTTTGGCTACAAGGCGGCCACAGGAACAGCCCCGGTGACTCTCATCAGTTACTGCCTCGACACATCCAAGCTCCAGCCGACAGGGACACTCAACTTTTCCCGTCTCGATTCGTACCGGATCATCACCCCGAGCGGATCCACGCTTGCCCAGATTGCAGGGGGCACCTCAGGCTACATTTACGCTATGAATTACAATATTCTGCGTATTCAAAAGGGCATGGGATCTATGCTCTACAGTAGTTAAATCCGAGGGGGCGACCCGGCCAAAACTTATAAGCAAAGAGTAGGAATGGCTCTCCTCCGGCTTCTCGAGAAACGTGTCCGGGCCCACGTTTACCTGAGCTGTATGAAATGGGAAGAAATAAAAAAGGTCCTTAACAGACATGTCCCGACCCTCAAGTCCATTCAGGTTCTCAAACTAGGGACGACAAAACTCAAAGACAGCGAAGAATATTTTATCCTCTGTGATGAATACAATTGGCACGAGGATAAAATAGTAGAAAAGGCCCGAGAGGATCTAAAAAAAGAATTTACAAAAAAACTTCCTAAACATTTGGATTCTACAATGAAAAGTATATTTGTTAAAAGTATATGTGGATAGAGGCCCTCAACATCCTTCTCCTGATTTACGTCCTCAGGTGGGTCCGAGGTCTGGCCAAGTGCGACTGTGCCAAGGGACTCAGCCGAGACTACATGCAATTCTTTTTCTCAGCCGGACTCGTCTTCCAGTTTGCACATCTCTTGGGTCTTTCTCACCTCTTGAATTGGCCCATGACTGCTCTGGCGGTCGTATACGGTTTCGTCGCCCTTCGATACATAAAAATTGAAAAAAATAAAAATTGTGAATGTTCGGGCCGGGTCCTCACGCCTCAATTCTTCTGGCTCACGACCGCCCAAACTTCTTGGGCTCTTTTACAAATATTTCTCGGCTAATAATAAAAAATGTTTAAAAACTTTTTGGCAGAATTTCTAGGAACCTTCCTGCTCGTCACGGCCATCCTCTTCACCGGGAAGCCCCTGATTATCACGGCCGGGTTTCTCTTGGCCATCTCTATGATCGGGCCTCTGTCAGGAGGTCATATAAATCCGGCCGTCTCCTTCGTCATGGCCATCAAGGGAGACCTTCCCATGAGCAAGCTCCCTGTATACATTCTGGCCCAACTTATGGGAGCGTACACGGCCCTCGTCGTCTTCCGCGGCGTGAAGAGGGCGACTTAATTGACGGTCGAGAGCGGTCGTAAGTTCATCAACAGTCTCCCAGGCCGAACGGCACTCGGGAGTATCCTCAAAATTAAAACAAAGGTTTTGGGCGTGCTTGATAGCATGCTTTACGTCACTTGTTTTGATTCTGTGTCTCCTAGGTAGGCTCATGTGACTCATTTTATTTTTAAAAGTTTATTGTCTTTACTTGCGCATCATGACGAAAACAATGAATAGAATGGTCAAAATAATGAGGGCGAAATTCATTGGAGGACTGTCAAGGACCTTGCGCTCGACCATCGGACTCAGGGTCATGGCATCTGCGAGATTGACGCCCGGGAAACTTTGGGTATTCAGGTACATTGACTGCCCGAATGAAGAAGGCGATAAAGTATTCGCGCCCAGGCCAGTGTTAAAGCTCTCGGTCATATAAGTTCCTGGGACCATGAAGTCCTCGTAGTCCTCGTAGTCCTCGTAGTCCTCGTAGTCCTCGTAGTCCTCGTAGTCCTCGTAGTCCTCTCCATATTTCGAGACGCGGCCCCCTCCAGTTCCACACTTGCGTTTGATACTCGCTTTATGGCACTTGAGTTTTTTATTTTTTTTCCTTTTATTTTTATAAGCAGTAGAGCCACATACATCGGGTGCTTTGTAGCACGGGCCCTTTGAATCACGAAGACCCCCTCCTTTCTTCCTCTTGGCTCCGCCGCCGCGCCGCCGCCGCCGCGCCGTCTTGCCGCCGCCCCCGTCTCCGCCCATACTAGGCATATTTGGAACTCCTGGAGAACTAATCATGGCACCCATAATTAATATACTCGGAGAAAAAAATGGTCCTGTGTCCTGAGAAGGCCTAAAGCCTGGCCAACCTCTAAGAAAAATGGCGCCTCGTGTCACGATCAAAGCGAGCGATGTGGCCTCCTGTATTGGCCTCAACCCATTCAAGCCCGCGTCTGAAGTACGCGACGAGCTCTGGAAAAAATACTGGCCTGAGACGTTCGAAGGCCTGACGAAGCGTGAAGAAGCCCGGGCTTCCCTGGCAAAATCTTCTGAGGCCCAAAAGGTTCTGGCTGAGGCCGTCTCCTTCAGGGCCAAAGACTCGGCAGAGGCGCAGACAAATTACGAAAAGGCCAAAAAGGAGATTGAAAAGGATACGACTCTGGCCATGGAGGACAAAAAGAAGGTCATAGAGCACCTGAGATCCGAGTGCTACACGACACACGGAACTCGGTCCGAAGACAAGACGGCCGACAAGGTCACCGAGGAGACTGGCACGACACTCGTCAGGGACAACGCTTTCTATACTCTGCCTTTGCTGGAGACAGAAGACGGAACAACCTTTTTCGTGACGGGAAAGATTGACAGGATAGAGGTGGGTCCTGATGGAAGTAGAACTCTGGTAGAAATCAAGAACAGAACAAGATGTCTTTTTGGAAAACTCAGAGAGTACGAGAATGTGCAGATACAGGTCTACCTGCAGATGCTCGGTCTAACAAAAGCAAAGTTGATCGAGCAGTACAACAATACGACGGGAACCTTGCTCGTCACGCGCGATGAAGAAATATGGGACAATGAGATTTGGCCAGGGCTTTTAGATTTTGCCACAAAATTGCACGCTCTGGCTACGCTGAATAGTAACTGAACCATCGAATAGTTTGTCGACTGTAATTGTAAAAACTTCGTCAGAATCAATGTCCCTTACGAGAAACTCGCCAGCCCCTAGGTCAAACTCCTCAACCTCACACGTCAGAAAGCGCGTCTTATTCTTCTTCTTCATGGAAATTGTGATTGTCCGCCCAATCAGACTCTCAAACATCTCCTCGTAAATGTCCAGCGACTTGTGCATTTCCTCATTCTCGCGAACTAACTCGACGACTGCAGTAATGGTCTCCATTTCTATTTTCTCAGGGCTCTAGTTTTTTATGTAGCCACACAGTAAGAATGCGACGTAACCTGAAGATCCTTCTGGCTGTCGCCGTTCTCCTTCTCCTGTGGAGATCTACGAGCGGATACACAAACCCTATCTGGCTCCCGGGCAACGAACGCGTGTGTCCAGGCTGCGTCAAGCAGGCTCGTGAACACAAGAACAGAGACCTGACTTTTTCTTTCATCAACCCTTGGCAGACGGTCGATAATAAAGTTGCGTACTATTAATGATGCGCACGGCGGCACTCGCGGCTCTGGCCCTCGTTGTGCTCTTTATTTTCTTGAGAAGTTCGAGCGGGTACAACCAGACGGTTATTTTTGGTTCGCCCTCGTGCGGGTGGTGTAAGAAACAACTGGCCTACATGAACTCCAAAGGTCTACCTTACCATTTTGTAGATTGTAATACACAATTCTGCCCCGACTTTGTCAACGGGTACCCTACAATGATTGTAAATAATAAAATTACATACGGATATAGAGAAATATGAGTGTAAAAAACATCATTCTTCTGTCTTTTGCCGAAGTCTTTGGGGACTTTGGGTACAAGGCGTTCGCCAGAACCGGGACCAAGGCATCCTTTGCTCAAGGATCTCTTGGGTACGTCGCAGTTATTTATTTTTTGATAAAAAGTCTCAAAGAAGGGAACGTTCTTTATGTGAATGGTATGTGGGACGGTATTTCAGCGATTATAGAATCTGTGGCTGCCTATCTCATTCTAGGGGAGAGACTCAACAGACCGAGTGAATATGCGGGACTTGTTTTTATCATAGCAGGAATACTTATGTTACACGCTCCAGCAGGTTCTATACCATACTAAACACAAAACTGATTGTGTACCATTCGTCCGGCCGCGCCCTGCACCTCTTTCCCGCCTGCGCCCCTCTCTCTATTCTTGGGTACTTGGTCGCCATCTCCTTCTTCGGCTCGTCCATCCACGCCGTCTTGTTCAGATGCCGGTCAGAAAAGTACTCGTCCGTCTCCATCAGCCAGTACTCGAGCTCCTCGGCAGAAACCTCAAAGGAAAGCAGGTATCTGGCAGTCTTCTCAATGTCCATCAGATCCTCCATAAGTCCCTCGAGGACCATCTTACGGAGTCTCTTCGACCGGACCCCCTCGCAAAACTCAAAGGCTTCTTCGATCGCCTCCATGCGAGCCTGGTCGATAACCTCTTCGCATCTGGTCGTCCAGGCTTCGGCGTCCCACTGCTCCTTGACTTTTGCAAACCCCTTGAAATACATAGGCCGCCTACACATTGGGCAGCCGGTGCCGGTTCCCTTGAGGTACCACGTCTTGATACACCCGGTACAGAACGAGTGACCGCAGGTCAGCTTGCAGAACGAGCCAGACTCACAGTAGCACACGGAGCACTCCATTGCTACTATTTGCAAATCTTTGTTTTCGTAAAGGTCGAGGAAACTTTGGCCCTTCTCTTGGACACAGAACTTCTTTCTTCCCTTGATATAGAGATTTCGTCTCAGCTTAGAGTAAGATGATGTCCCCGCCTCGCCCTCGCATAAAAACACTCGATCGCCCCCAACCCTCCTTTTATACACTCCACAGCAAGCCAAACACCGCCTTTACAATGAAATTGTCAGAAGAGTCAAGGACATCTGTAGTAGGATTCAAGACATGGGACAGTGCTTATTTTATCGGTCAAATGGTCGAAACAAATTACAATGTCAACCGCGAGTGGCCAAATACTGACGTCACCTCGGGGAAACTGTACTTGCCAAAGGCCAAGACCGACATGGAACTTTCTATTCTTGTTATTCATGAATGGGAATTTGAAGATTTGAAATTGTACTGTACGAGTAATCTACTAGATATGATTTCGGTAGATGAAATCACATCTGGTGATGGAACATTTTCCTTTTCAGGACAACGGTACGAATTTATTGCCCCGGCCGAATTTTATCAAGAGAGATTTAACCAGATTTTAGCATTGGAACTATAGCCTCACCCCCAAGGACAGCCTTGGCGTACTTGGCACACAAGACAAAGTTGATATGGGGCCAGTCGAGAGCCTCGGTTTGTGAAACCTTGATTTTCATGGGGTTTGTATTGATCTCTTTGGCCAGATCGACCATGACGTTCGGGTCCAGCTTGATATCTAGCATCTTCTGGAGCCACGAAACGTGCTTCTGATCATTCGCGTCAAAGGCATCTACAAACTTCTGCGTAATAGTCTTGGACATTTTAATAAAAGTATTTTTTGTTTTTAAGTCGTCTTGAGAGGAGAGGGAACGGCGCCCGACGTGTTTGCCGCCACGGGAAGAGATCCCGGAACTGCTGATATGCCCGCCGGATTCACGACTGGTACGACTGTTGGAGTAGTGCCCATGGGCATGAGAGCCGGGTTGGGGATAGTCCCGGGTGGTAGGGGCTGGACCATCGGCGGAGTATCTACGGCCGGAACTGACTTCCAGATCGCCTTGGCATTTCCGATTGTCTGGGTCCAAAGACCCGCGCTAAAAAACTTGGTCCATTGTCTACTGATAGTCCTCCAAAGTCCTGTGAAGAATAGAAATATAGAAAGTATCAAAAAAATAAATCCCCAATTTGCCATGGTTGACCCGGTAGACTCCCCGAAGCTTATAGTCATAGCCATTACTCTAGGCTCTTAAAAAATTCACGGACGGCCACACCCGCAGTACTTTTCCTCTTTCTTGCTACACGAGCGAAAAAACCAGATGGCCAAAATAAAAAATAGAAAAAGGAGCAGCAACTTCATCTTACTCATAATCCTCATTTTCTTCTGGCTCCTCCTCTTCGTACTCTTCTTCTTCTTCATCGGTCGGTTCATCCTCGTCATCTTCGGTGTCTTCGTCCTCGTCCGAAGAATCTGGGACGTAGTCAGAGTCGGGGTCGCCCTTGACCCACGCACCTTCACTCACTCGTGTGTAACCAAGATCCTCCTCATCGTCTACACCGAGCCACTCGGCCACAGAATCGTCATCGACTTCGTAGGTTTCTGTTTCGTACCTGTGTATGAGGCGACCATGATCATCCTCTTCAGATTCCGAGCTAAGATATCGTATAGTGTATACTGGACCTTCTGCCGAAGAAAAGATTTTCGCCAGAAGAGCCTTGGGTTTCTTCTGGCCGACGTTGGTCCAGACACGCACAAGACTCATTGAGAGTTTCTAATAAATCTTTTTTAAGTCATTTTACGCGGCACACCTTTGTTCTTGCGCGTGGCCCGTACTGGCTTCATGCCGAAAAGAGCCGCCAGACCCATGTTGCCCCCTGGACTCACGAGGTGCTTCCTGGGGCGGCCCCGGCCACGCTTAGCCTTGGGACTAAAGAGACGAGCCAGATTTCCAGCGTGAACTCCCGCACGGACTCCGCGAGCCTTTCCACGGTTGGATCGAGGCTTGCGGGTAGCAAGCTTACGGATCTTTGTGGGTACGCGCGCGCTGGAGTTGTGGGCCACACGGATCGTACCTCCAGGACTCTTAACGTAGTGAGCCTTGGGGTTATAGACCTTTTTGCCACCGTCAGACACTGCTACATATTTCCCATCCGCGGTCATGTGAATAACGCGGCGCTTGGAGTTTAGGAACTTCGTCGGGTGGTGGGGAACTGCTTTACGGCCTGCCATTTGGTACTATTACAAAATATATTTTATAAATAAAGATGTTGTCATAGGTTAGTGGATATGAAAGGAACTATATATATAATAGGCAATCTAGAAACTGGGAAAAAATATATAGGTCAGACGACTCGAGAACTTCATGTTCGATTTCAGGAGCACTGTGGTTCGAGTAATACATCAGTGAGTCCTTTGCTCAAAAATTCTATAAAAAAATATGGAAAAGATTACTTTTATATGGAACCTTTATGGCAGTCTGACAACTATACTCAAAAAGAACTCGATGACAAGGAAAGGGAACTCATCAAAGAGCACAATACAATTTCTCCGAATGGATATAACCTTACAGAAGGGGGGAGTGGGGGGAGACACTCGGCTGAAACAAAACAACTATTGTCGGAAATATCTAAAAATATGTGGGCCGAGAAAAGAGAAGCGATGATCGAAAAGAGACGCCATCAATGGACTAATGAAAGAAGGGCCAATCTATCTGTTACACTGAAACAACGCTATATAGACCATCCAGAGATGCGCATAAAAAAGAAACCTTCAGCAAAACTTCCACTTGTGTCCACAGGCCTTGCAGGTAGCGTAAGTTGTCTGTAGGAAGAGTTAGAAAATAAAGCAACACGAAGACTAGGAAAAAACGCACCATAGGTTCATCGGCCGAACGCGTCTGGAGCTGGTAGTAGGTCGTCTTGAGGCTCTTGCACCGTCCGCACTTGAGAATTCCTTCGTATCCCTCTTCCTCCTTTCGAATCTCCTCCAACCGCATGTCCTTCTCCTTGATAGAAAACTGCATTTGAGAACAGGGGCCGGCCGGCCAAAGGATATCAGCCGGAGTCGTCACGAGCTCCATCGATTTGAGCTCCTTTTCAAATATTCTGTGCTGAAGCTGAGGCTGAAATCCGAGATTCAGACGGACCAGTCCATCTTTTTCAACCTTCAGGGAACACGTGACCCACGACGGATCTCTCTGAAGTTCCTGAAGAATGTGGACAGCCTTGTTCTTGTATCGGGCCCTGAACCACCTGTTTTCAAAGGATGCTGGTTGCTTAAACTTTTTTGTTTCTGAAAGTGCCCAGTCCCATATTGACTTTTCGATATTCCGTGCGTACGGACGGTCTGGGACGAGACGGGCGAAAGAGTTACGAACGTACGCACGGAGAGCTTCGGCCATTTTTTGAGCGTGAAACACACGTACTTTCTTCACTAGGACACAGGACCCTTTTTCTTCAACTTGAGAGCAGCCTCTAGTTTCGACTCGGCTCTCTTGAGAGGTTTTGTTCTAGACAGAACAAGTCCCGAAGATTCCGACGATCCGGTCGTTCCCTTGTCTCTCGTCTCTATTGCGTGAATTATGTGTATGTCACCGGGCTCGTGGACCCACGGGGCCTTGTTAGAACTTTTTCTAAATTCTTCTATTGTCAAGGGTCCTCCAAATATTTTTAAAGTTTCTCTTTTCGGAGCAGGGAAACAAGGAACAGACTTTCCAAAGACGTGCTTCCGGTAAAGTGCCAAATTCATGAGATTTTCTCCAAACTTTGGACCGGACTGGTCTATGAGCCACGCCTTGGAACACTCGAAAGAACAAAAGTGTCCCTTGGTCGTGAAGGTTTTACGCAAGGCATCATATTTAAAGGGCGCGTGAATATCTCGGCCTTCCCATGGGTGACAGCACCACCAGCAACAGAGACGGGGCGGCTCGGCCATTAAAGAATATCTTATTTAGTTTAATTATAATGCTTTTAAGTATCGATGTAGGAATAAAAAATTTAGCAATGTGTCTCATCGATCCTAAAACAAAAAAAATTAAAAGTTGGGACGTGGATGGCGTCCCACCGAACCACTCGGATGGTCTGTACCTGAGTCTCATAAAACATCTCGATTCAAAACCATGGATTTGTGAGTCTCGTCAGGTTCTCATCGAAAAACAGCCAGACCGCAACAGGGGCATGAAGTCCGTGGAACACCTTTTACACGCGTACCTCCTGACCAAGGACCCGACCCGCGAAGTCATCGTATGGGACGCGCGTCATAAAATCCCGGACGTGGCCGGACCCGGAAAGGCAAAGTACGCGGCCCGAAAGGCGGCGAGTATCGAGAGGGCCCGAAAGTTTATAAAAGAGACGAATCACGAATGGGTCGAGTTCTTCGAAAGGAACAAGAAAAAAGATGATCTCGCCGATACGGTCATGCAGGCTCTTTCTTTCATAAACAGGGAAGCACCAAAGACATCTTCAAGGGCCCCGAAGAAACAGTCGCCCCGAAAACCCACCGAGAATCAAAAGCGAACAAAGTACTCCAAGGCCAACCTGGCCTATATAGTCAAACACAAGATGATCCAGGATGCACGGTTCCGTAAGGATCTGGCAAGGTACTATAAAAATTTAGATGAACTTGTTGCTGAGTTTGAGTTGAGACTATAAAAATAAAAAACTTTTTAAAATTAATGTTTGCAAAAATTCTTAGACCGATGTATGACCATGAAGGACGAAAATATATAGACTTGGATACCGGTGGGGATACCCGACGCGTGAAGATTCCATGGAGGTACAATCGCGTCATGTCCGTGAAAATCGAGGGACTGAGACCACTCCAGGACATGAAGGAGGGCGAGATGGTCCAGGTTGAAATGATCCAAAAGTTTTGGCAAGGAAAGGGATACTGGATTCTTTCGGCGATAAAGGGCTAAAGTCCTTTGTTACCATGGAGGTGCCGTCTTCCCCAGAATTAAAAAAAGTACTCACCGTTAGGCCAGTAGAGAATGCGCTGGGTATACGCCCACCATCTTTCAAAGTTTGGCAAGACGGCTCACAGAAAGGATCAATACGAGTTCCTAGGTTCTGCCCACACGGAAACGAAGCCTCCGCAGGAACCTCGGGAGAACCGGCTTCTATTACTTTTTCTGGGTCTCTTCGGGAGCATCAGGTCGAGGCGGTCAGAAAAGGAGTAGAGGCCAAGAACGGAGTCCTTTCTCTCGACGTAGGGCTAGGAAAATGTCTTGGAAGGGATACTCCAGTACTCATGCACGACGGAACCATCAAAATGGTTCAAGATATAGTCAAGGGAGAATTACTAATGGGGGATGATTCCAAACCTCGGCGAGTTTTATCAACATGTTCTGGAAGAGAAGAGATGTACAAGGTCGTCCCTGTAAAGGGAGAACCTTACATTGTTAACGAATCTCATATACTTTCTCTCAAGAAGAGTACAAACAAAAGAGACCAAAATGGCCAGGTTGTCGATATATGTGTCAGAGATTATCTCAAGCTGGCTCCAGGCCCTCGAGCCGACCTCAAAGGATGGAGAACTTCCGTGTCTTTTCCTCAAAAGGAAGTTCCACTGGATCCGTATATGTTGGGATATTGGCTAGGTGATGGCGCCTCCCGGGCCGCGGTCATATCAAGCCAAGAATCGCCGGTCCTTCACTATTTCCATAAAAATTTGGGAAAGTATGGCCTCCATCTGAGTTATGTATCTCGGTACGACTATAGAATCGTAGACTCTAAGCGACCCAACTTTTTTTTCAAAACTTTGAGGGACCTGAATCTCATACAGAATAAACACATTCCTGAAATTTACAAGTGCAATTCTCGCGATATTCAACTTCAGGTACTAGCTGGAATTATAGATTCAGATGGTTCACTAATTGACGGTGGTGCCGGTTGGGAAATTACTCAAAAAAATGAAAAATTGTTTGACGATTTGTTGTACTTGTGTAGATCGCTGGGATTTGCTTGTTGTGAAAAGACGTGTACAAATGCTCCGGGAGGTCCTAAAAAAGGCATCTATTTTAGATGCTCGATTTCTGGTGAAGGCGTCGAGCAGGTTCCGTGTAAGGTCAGGCGCAAGAAAGCAGAACCTAGAACTCAGAAAAAGAGTGTCCTACTTACCGGTATAAAAATAGAACAAATTGGAATTGATGATTACTTTGGTTTTGAAATTGATGGAAATAGGCGGTTCCTTCTTGGGGATTTTACTGTGACGCATAATACTGTTTGTGCCTTGGCTCTCGCTGCCCAGTTCAAGCGCAGGACACTCATAGTCGTTCACAAAGGGTTCTTGGCAGATCAGTGGATCGAAAGAATTAAACAATTTTGCCCGGGTTCTACGATCGGACGGATCCAACAAGACGAGTTTAGCACTGGGAACGATTTCGTCATAGCCATGATCCAGACCCTGTGCCAACGTCCGTTTGCTCCCGGGGCTTTCAAGTGTTTCGGGATGCTCATAGTGGACGAGGCTCATCACATAGCTGCGCAGGCGTTCTCACAGGCTATGTTTCTCATGAATCCCAAGTTTACTTTGGGTCTCACGGCGACTCCCGAACGCAAGGACGGTCTGACCCGACTCCTGTACTGGTTCATGGGTCCTGAATTTTTCAGACTTCAGAGGACGAACCAGGAACAGGTGACGGTCCACAAAGTTCCGTTTAATTGTAAAGAATTTTTGGAGGCTCCGCCAGTCACGAGATTTGGAAAAATGGATTTTTCAGGGGTTGTGACAAAGTTGACTCAGATTCCAGAAAGAAATAAACTTTTAAAAGAAATTGTTTTGAAAAGTTTAGGACAACATGTACTTGTGTTGACGGACCGACGCGAACATGCCTTTTGGCTCCATGAAAATTTAGAAAATTCCGCCTTGTATATAGGAGGTCTCGAGCAAAAGGCCCTTGACGAGGCGGCCAAGGCTCGTATAGTCGTGGGGACATTCAGTCTGGCCCAGGAGGGTCTGGATATTCCAACCCTCGATACCGTATTTTTGGTGACTCCGCACTCTGACGTGAAGCAGGCGATAGGACGCATAATGCGAGGTGCTTCACGTCCGGTTATATGGGACGTCGTTGATTCTTGGTCGGTCCTGTACTCCATGTGGAGAAAGAGACTCGCGACCTACAGGGAACTTGGTATAGTTGTGGAGGGTGAAAAGGCTTCCGCAGTCTGTGACGATGTCGTCAAGGTGAGGTGTTTGTGAGCGAGAAGGATCACATAGAATCTATCAGCGCTAGCAAAAAGACTCCTAGGACAAAAAACATTACGAGATAATTACACTCGGTCCTGTCAGGACCTGAAGAGATTGTCACGGGGGAGGGAACTGGCGCCCTGAGGATCAAGGGCTCGTCCCAATCTCCAAGGGGGGCCATACAAAGGGCCATCTCTTACTATCTAAATAGAAATTTCTTTCTTGGTGGATTTGCGTCCCTTTTTGGAGGATGGCTTCACGGAAACCTCACGGACCTCGCCCTCTCCGGCGTCACTTACCACATCGGAGAGTTCGTCAACCTGAGGAGGCGGCGCAGGAGGAGGAGGACCCATCATTCCCATCAACGAGCTAAAGTCGACACCTGGTCCGCGCATTTCACCGCGGAGGCCTGGACGCGGAGGGCCTCCAGTGGGGATGGGCTGCTGGGCCCGCTGAACAGCCTCCATCATGTCACGCTGGAGCTGAGGATTCTGATTCATCACTTGGGAGACGTTCACGGCCTGCTTGAACATGGAGTTTGTCAGGTGGAACATCATTGCTGACCCACCGACCATCATGATGAGTTTAATCTCTGGAGCAACCTCAATCTTGTTCTTGTATTTGTTGTACAAATCCTCAAAGACTCCATCGTAGTCATCGACTTGCTCCATCATATTCTCGGACCATCCGTCGAGCTGAAGGTCGAAAGGGTCAAATTTTTTGTTCAGGAACTCCAAGCCAGTCACGGTTGCAATCAGCATGCGACGCTGAAACTTTATCGAGCGATCGACCTCAATGCTGTACGTCATGCGCTTGTACTCTGTGCGGATCTCCTCGATGCTCGAGTAAGAGTTTAGGCGCCCGTTGCCCTGAATACCCTTCTTGATCAGACGGCTAATTTTGTTCAAAAGGTCAGCCTTCTCGTCCTCGATCGTCTTGTACCCCTCTGAAGGCTGCTCCTGACCGCCGCCTCCGTACTGCTGAGCCTCCTCCTCGTACTCTTCACCTCCGTCAAACTCCTCCGCCGGTGGAGCACTAGGTGCGAACCTCTTGTCAGGATTGATAAAATCATCAAGCCCCGTATCTTCCTGAATTTGCGGAGGTCTGGGCGCCATGCGAGGCACAGTGCGTACTGGCCTGGCCCGGGCCGCCTTTTTCTCGGGACGGGCAAAGGAAATCTCATCCATCAGGGCGGTTTCATCTTCATTAAACTCCATGCCATTTGTTTCTTCCGGATTAATAGATAACATCTTCTAAGACCTTTAGAGAAATGAAAGTGATACCTTTAACGCAGACGAAAAAAAAACTTTGTCAGAAGTAAATGATGCCCATCAAACTAAAGACGGTTGTTCACCTGGTCATCATTGGTCTGCTCCTCATGATTATATCCCGCCTGTGGTCTCGTCCCAGCACATTCATCCTTCGCCCCAGCGAGATGGTGACGACAGGCACAGGTATCCCTCCCTCTGCTCTTTTTAGTATGACACCGGATTTGAACTGTGTCCCAGGCCCGGCAAATCGTGCATCCTACTACACTCGGGGCCTGACTCCCGGGGGCCTGTGTGGAGATGGGAACTGGGTCCATGACCAGCAACGTAAATGGAAGATCGAGAGTGGAATTGGTGGTTCTCTTCTTGAAAATTAGTTAAAAGAATTATTCTCTAAAAAATTAGAAAATGGTCAAGGTTATCTTTTGTATGCCAGGGCGTACCTATTCGCGAGAGTTTCTTTTGGCCTGGTCTGATCTTATCATGCAGGCGACCGCCAAGGGACACCAGTGTATGATCAGCCAGCAGTATTCTTCGGTAGTCCACTTTGCTCGGGCTCGGTGCCTGGGAGGAGATGTCCTCAAGGGACCTGACCAAAAGCCTTTCCAGGGCAAGGTGGACTATGATGCTATGATGTGGGTAGATTCGGACATGGTTTTTAAACCAGATGACTTTTTCAAGATTCTGGACAGCCCACACGATGTAACCGCCGGAATATATATGATGGAGGATCTCCAGCACTTGGCCGTCGTCAAAGACTGGGACACGGAGTATTTTAGCAAGACTGGAACTTTCAAGTTTTTGAGTCCTCCGGACCTTGAGAAGGAGCCACAGTACGTTCCTGTTTCGTACGCAGGAATGGGCTGGATGCTCATTCGCAAGGGGGTAATCGAGGACCTGAAGTATCCGTGGTTCTGGAGCCCTCTTCAGGAGGTCTCTGGGACTGATGGGCCCGTCCTCGTAGACATGTCCTCGGAGGATGTGGCTCTCTGTAAGGCTATGACGGCTGCAGGTCACCAGGTCTATATCGACAAGACTATTCGCGTGGGTCATCAGAAGTCGATGATAATTTAAAATTATTATAAATTAATGACCTCGTGTCTTATTCACGTTGATACCGCTTCAACGTCGAATATTTATCTGACACAATCAAGTGTCAAAAAAATCAACGGAAATCCTTTTCAGACTGCTATAATCCTTGAAAACCAGCATCAGCGGGTCAAGTCGATAGCACTGAAAGATGCCCAGATTCCCATTGGTTTTTGGAACGTAAGAGCCCCGTACAATACGGCGACAATAAACGGAACGACCTACACAGTCCCGCCCGGTAACTATACATCTACAAACTTTGTGGCTGTACTAAACTCGACGATAGGAACCACCCTGGGTTCGTTTGCTATTTCAACTGTATCAAATTTTTTTACATTCACGGCTGCTCCTTTGACGGTCGCGACGTTCACAGTTCCACCCCTTTCTCTATTGGCTTTCATAGGATTCGTAACAGGTCAATCAGGGTCTTTTATAACTGCCCAGTCTTCATACGTGATTAATTTTGACACATACTTGATTATTTGGATCGAGAATTTAGGCCAATATTCAGGAGACTCTGGACAAGTGACATTTAAGATACCTCTCGAAGTTGGATCGGGGTCAATTCTTCAGTATTCTGAATTGACTCACTATAAACAGATTGTACAATTGACCGATACAGGATTTCGTCTTGATCGCCTGAATATAAGTATTCTTGATAGGTTCGGAAATATTTTGAACAATAATGGCCTGGATTGGTCGGCTACATTTGAACTGGAATACTCGCCAGTCACGGAATACAAATCCATCCTGGGCCTTCCTCCCCCGGTCCCCATGGATTCAGGCCCAAATATTGTACTAGTCGGGGCCCTTATGCTGGCAGGTCTTTTACTTATTTTATTTGTAAAGAACAATGAGTAGTACGTACCTTATACATTTAGATACGGGGTCTGCTCAGACCGTGACGAGCCCCCAGTCTTATCCTACGAACGGAGTTCTCAACACGTACTCCGGGCAACCTTCAGTGAACAAAATTAACGGAAATCCTTTCCAGTGCTCTATCATTCTCGGAAATAGGCATCGCCGAATACGGTCAATAAGTCTGAAGAATGCTCAGATCCCCATAGGTTTCTATAACGTCAGGGCTCCTTATAATACAATGACCATAAACGCCACTACCTATACAGTCCCCCCAGGTAACTATACATCTACAAATTTTCTGGCCGTACTCAATACCGCGGTGGGTTCTACAGTAGGGATCTTTGCAATCTCTCAGAGCCAAAGTGTGATGACGTTCACAGCAGCACCATTAAGTACGGCGACATTCACAGTCACTCCACTGTCTCTCTTGTCTTTCCTGGGATTTACGAACGGCCAATCAGGAACTTTTATAAGCGGGACAAATTCATACATTATAAATTTTGATACGTATATAAACATATGGATCGAGAATTTGGGGCAGTCTTCTCTCGAGCCTAGCCAGATTACATTCAAGGTTCCTCTCAATGTAAATTCGGGAGGAATTCTACAATGGACGGAGCTCGGTCAGTTTACGCAGAAGGTTCTCGTGACTGACAGAGGGGTCCGACTTGACCGTCTGAACATAACTGTACTCGACAGGTACGGAAATATAATTAACAATAATGGTCTTGACTGGTCCTTCACACTCGAGATCGAGGCGGATACGTGAGAGGCTCTCAAAAAAAAGAGATACTAAAAGTAAATGAGTCTGAACATAGACGGAACGATTGGGGCCAGGGCCGGGTCCCAACCTTTGACTCAGACTCGTCCATATGATTTTGGCACAGACGCAATTGAACGTCAGCGTGTGTCCCTGGGTCAAGCCATGATGGATGCTGATTTCGAGTACGGACTTCAGGGAACGAAATGGCAGTCATACGTAGATATCCGAAAGTTCCCATCTTTTTTTGAAATTCCTGGAAGTGATTTTGTTGTGAGCAACGTAGTATCTGACGGGGGGAATATAGCCTCAAATATAACAGTCTATTATTCGAATGTATTCTCAACTCCCCCGCCTGTAGGAAGTTTTATTTCCATGTTTGGTCTCACAAATCAGAGATCAGCTTTGGCGGATCGGGCCGAAGGGTACTTTATAGTCTCAGCCATTAACGCAACATCAAATTCCGCAAATTATATAGCCAAGTCGTACGTACCTTCTGGAAATATTCAGTCGGCCATGACTTTTTCACGAAAGGCCAACGTGTACAACTCGGGGACGCTCACAATTCCTTTCAGCAGTATCCTTGCAGACGGATCTGGAAATCTTCAGGTCTTTACGTCCAACGCACACGGACTTTTGCCAGGATTTCCTCTCGTCGCAAACAACTTTTGTAAGGGAGGTACAGGATCCAACGCCTTCTACGGAAACTTTTTTGGAAGTTTTTTTGTAAGTAACGTGACGAGCGCCACCTCTTTTAATATTGTGGCCAACACATACACCTTTGGAAATGTCAACTTTACAGACTCCAACCTGACGTCTTCGAATTGTACCTTGTACATTTCTCAGTTTGCGAGTCAACAACACAGACCGTACGACGGAGGGGTCCTTTTGAGTACCCTGAGTCCTGCTCACGGATCGACGGTCGCCCGCCAATCCAAAAAGGCTTTCAGGTACCAGTCGGGCAAAGGAATTCTCTTTTCTTCTGGAACTCTCTTTGCGCCTAATCTCGACATTGCTTCCGTGAGCCTTTCGGGACCCACGACGACCGTAAGCGGAGTCCCTTCCTTTTCCAGTCCTTTTATTATTCCAGTGAATTCTACAGCAAATTTAGCAGTGGGGCAGACCATAACTGCAGGAGGAATTCAACCCCTGCAAAATTTCGCAAATACATTCACGACGGGAGCAGCCACTATAACTGCAGTGAATCAGGGTTCCATAACAGTAAAGTACACGGGGACCTATCCTACGACCTATGTTCCGAGTTACGGTCTTAACATAACTTCGAACGCCACTACGACGACTCTAGGAAATCCTCTTCTTTCTGGAGCAGTGAATATTAAGACACCTACGAGCGCTCTGGCCAACGGGCTCGCCATAGGTCAAACTATTACGAGTTTTCCTTCGAGTCTCGGAACAGTGACTCTTTCAAATGTTAATACAGCGAATATCCAAGTGACATTTACTGGAACGTGGCCGACCGGAGATGTTCCTATAGGTACTCAAATAACAACTCAGGCCGTAACGACTGCCCTTGAAACGAAACTCACTGCAAATACAGCAATTTTCACAGGAAGTCCGGCGGGACAAATAAATCTTACATCAGTTAATACGCTGATTTCTAACGGGTTTGCGACTGGCCAACTCGTGACTATAGGATCTACGAACCTTCTCGGGACCCCTTTGCTCAACGCAATTACTCAAATAAATTCAACTTTATTTAATCTGGATACGTCTTATGGACTCGCTGACACCTTGCCAGTGGCTATTCCTTCTGGAACTCTCTTGACGAATACTGCAACAAGCACAATCACAAATCAGGTCCAACTTATAACCCCAACACTTACTTTACCGATCAGTAACTTAACTCCATCTGCAAACGGTTTTATAGCCGGCCAGACACTGAGTCTAGGACCGGGCCTGTCAAACCTCGGCACTGTCACGTGTAGTAACGTGGGCTACGGATACATTCAGGCAAATTTCACGGGAACATCAAATCTTATTTCTTCTAATATTCCGGCAGGAACTTGGATAAACTTGGCTTCAAATCCTGTCCTCACGTTTCCGTCTGCTACTTACCCAGGCTCACAGGTCTGGATTACGGGGACGACAATAAATGTAAACTATACGGCCGGCCAGATAAATAACGGTCTTTTTGCACCGGGAATGAACCTTGTTTTCAGTAATCTCACGGGTATCTTAACTCCTGTAAATGCGAATATTCTGGCGATAAACACAATCGCCCAAAATCTAATTTGCTACGCATCAGGTTCTGGAAACCTTTCTTATATCAACCAGGTGATCACGGGTACTCTCCCTCAGGGGAACGTAGCCTCGGGAACATTCACTCCTCCGACGCTCAGTCTGAATGCCACAACAATTAGTAATGTAGTGACGTTAAAGGTTTCCGGGTCAGTTCCGAATGGTATAGGTCCCGGACAGACCCTTCTCGGAGTTTCTTCAGTTTTAGGAAACTGTATAGTTTCATCAAATACGAGCTCTTCAGTAAGCGTGTTTTTTACAAATGCTTACACTCTGGATACGACTCTGACTGCCGGGTCTTTTTCGGTAGTTCCCGTAGTTACAAATACTTGGGCGAGTACTGCACTCACGACGAGTCCTGGAACCATTGCCGTTCAGAGTACACTGGGATTTTACCCAGGAATGAGCCTTACTTTTGGTTCAGCGGGAAGTATCACGAGTGCAGTTGTTTCATCAGTAGGTCCAAATTCAATAACCTTCTCTTTTTCTGGAAACGGAACAATAGCAGCACTTACGTCCGTCACTGGAACATGGACGTCCGGAACAAGCACCGGATCTACATTCGTCCAGGCCTATCCCAACGTTTATATTCCTTTAACAGGGACGACCGGCTTCACGTCAAACATGGCTGCCACAACGCTCGGGTTCGGGAAACTTTCAAATGTTTTCACGGGAACTGGAATTGAGGTGGGTTTCGAACAATCTTTGCAAATTCCAACGACCCTAAGTGCAGGAACATTCGCGGCGACAGCACGGGCTATTACTTCGGGGGCTGCCATATTCAGTGCAAATGCAAATGTGATTGTTAATTCAAATACAGGATTCATGATTGACTCTTCGGCCAAAAATAATGTAATAATATCCGGCCTTTCATCATCTTTCGGTCAGGTTACACTGTCATCTAATGCGACGCCCACAAATCCTACCGTACTCCCTCTCAATTTCAGTCTGGCTGGAAATGCAACCCTCCCTTATACTATCCCGAGCGGTACACTTATAACAGGTGTTGCAAATGCAGTTACCTCTTCAAACGGGATTGAAACCCCCGGAAATACATTTCAACTTCAGGTTTCTAGTACGTCCGGATTTATCCCTGGCCAGACCATAAACACTTTTAGTACTACAAGTACGCTTGCGCCTTTTGGAGCCATGAATCCAGTCACAATCAACGCAGTCTCTGCGACTACCCTCACGTGTAATTTCTCTGGAACATATACAACTATTCCTACAGGAAACACTATTACTTACCAATCGAATGGTCTCGTCATGACATCCAATCTTCAGCCGGCTACGAGCAGTTTTACACTTCCTGTAAATTCTACGTCTGGATTTTCCAACGGCCAGACAATCGCAAGTACTCTCCTGACTAGTCTCGGAACGGCTACAATCACGGGAGTTCCTGACACCGGATCTCTGGTAGTTGGCTACACGGGAACTTGGCCGGCCTCGAACGGAATTCCTTTGGGAACTACGGTTACGGTTTTGCCGACCGGTTCGAATCTTCAGGTTGTGACTGACGTGGCTCACGGGATACCAACAACGGGAGCCACGGTAACGATCAGAAATTTTACGACTACCGCTATCAACGGAACAGGCTACACGATAACGGGGGCAATAGATTCTCACACTGTCAACGTTCAGACCCAGTCTGCTCTTTCTTCGACGCTCGTGAACCTCGGGGATCAGCCTCGTCTGGTCGTCACAAATTGGCACGGGTCCACGGTACGAGCAGGGACGTTCGAGGATCCAAACGGTCTCTTCTGGGAATACGACGGACAGACTTTGAGCGTCGTCCGGCGCCAGTCGACCTTCCAGTGCGCAGGTTACGTTACTGTCTCCCAGAAATCTCAGACTCTCATAGGGACCACGGTCGGATCTGCAGGGACCTTCGGTGGTTTGCCAGGTTCAGGGACGGCGTTCACTACAAGTATAGGTGATACTTCTACACTCTTGACTCTTCCGTCTGGAGCCACGCACACTATACAGCAGTACATGACGACGGTCATTACAGGCCTAGGGCAGGTCTGGGTCATAGGACAAGTCGATGCGTTCCAGATTCAAATAGGGTTCGTGCCGACAACATCTGCCGTATCTGTGACATGGGCAACCCTGACAGCAACTTCTTGGAGTCTACCCACGACTCGTTTCCAAGATCAATTACAGGTGAATGACCGTTTCACGCTCAAGGGAATGACATACCAGGTGACGAGCATACAGGGCCAAGGAGTCCTCACGTTCAATCCTCCTTACCGAGGAGCATCTAATATTCCGGCATCAGCCCCGGTCAAAGCCTGTAAGATTAAAGAACTTCGCGTGCCTCAATCGCAGTTTAATAGGGACACGATAGATGGAAAAGGACCTTCGGGATACAAGGTTGACTTGAGCCGTCAGCAGATGATTGGACTTCAATACACTTGGTACGGAGCCGGGTTTGTTGACTTTATGATTCGTGGCCCAGACGGAAACTGGATTATGTGTCATAGGATCAAGAACAACAACGTGAATGACGAGGCTTACATGCGGTCTGGCAACTTGCCGGTTCGTTACGAACTCAGTGTGGAGAGTCGAGCAGCCGTGACCTCTCTGGCCGCAAACATGACAAATTCACAGACCACGCTGACTGTCAACGATCCTACGACCTTCTTTCCCCCCTCGGGAGGAACGCTCCTCGTGGACAACGAACTTATTTATTATACTGGGACTACTACGTATAGCTTCACGGGGTGTACTCGTGCGGCCCCTCTCTCGTACGTGGTTAACGATACGCGGCGAACATTTACTGGCCAGGCGGCTTCGACCCACTTACAGGGAACCTCGGTCAATCTCATAAGTTGTACGGCTACTCCGACTATGACTCACTGGGGGTCATCCTTCTTGACTGACGGGCAGTTTGACATTGAGCGAGGGTACTATTTCAATTACTCGAATACGAGCGTGACTATTGGATCTTCCCCTGCCGGCGCATCTGCCTTTGCGATTCGTTTGGCTCCAAGTGTAACGAACGGTCTTGTGGGGGACATTGGGCAAAAAGAACTCTTGAACAGGGCTCAACTCCTTTTACAAAAACTCGAGGTGACGTCTCCAAACAACATTGTGACAGTTGGATTTTTGAACCCTTCAAATGTTTACTTTAATACAAATAGTTGGTTAAATATAAATACACCGACAACTGGAGCACAGCCGAGTTTTGCTCAGTATTATCCAGGAAATTTAATATTGTCTACCCCTCAACCTGGAGAACGCATCTTTCAGACGATTGTTCAAGGAAATAATCAAAATAATCTCGATCTTGGAGCACTCAAGGAGATGGCTAACTCGACTATAGGAGGAAATCAGCAATTTCCCGACGGCCCGGATGTTCTTCTGATCTATTGTCAAAATTTGTCCACAGTTCCTGTGACGGCCCAGGTAAATCTTTTCTGGTCCGAGGCACAAGCCTAAAATAAAGTTCTATTAAATTAATAGTATGTGTGACAGCATAGCGAATGGGTGTCCGCCCTACACGGTCGTCATAAACAATCAGGGGTCTAGCATACCCCCGGCTAATGTCACGATAACAAACAATGTCCTATCGACAACTGGTAACGTCATCGCTGGTAATGTAATCAGCGGAGACGGTACATTTACTGGGAATTTATATGTAGCAGGAACTGTTTATGGAAATTTCAAAGTGAGTTCGGCCAACGTGGAGACCCTGAACGTTTCTTCTTTAGAGACTGCTTTACAGATAAACGCGGTGACCTTAAATGTCGCTAATATCTACACTACGAATATTGTGGGTTTCGTTGGGTCCCAGTGGACAGGAACGACGAGCCTGACATTCCCTGGTCCTGTAGGTATAGGATCTACTGCGACGCCTACTGCGAATCTTATGGTTACCGGAAATATTTACGCGAGTAATTCTGTTACGACTCAAGACATTTTTGTATCTAACCTGATTATTCCAGGTTCTAGTGCAGAACCTTCCTATGTTCTTTCGACTACAGGGACTGGTCTAGCATGGGTAATTCCATCGAGTGGGCCAACTGGAGCCACAGGCCCAACAGGTGATACGGGACCCACTGGCGCTACGGGACCAACGGGTGCTACGGGGCCAACAGGCGCTACGGGACCAACGGGTGCTACGGGGCCAACAGGTGCTACGGGCCCAACTGGAGCCACGGGACCCACTGGACCCACTGGAGCCACGGGACCCACTGGAGCCACGGGACCAACAGGAGCCACGGGACCCACTGGAGCCACGGGACCCACTGGAGCCACGGGACCAACTGGAGCCACAGGCCCAACAGGAGCCACGGGACCTACGGGAGCTACTGGACCAACAGGAGCCACGGGACCAACAGGCGCTACGGGACCAACAGGCGCTACGGGACCGACAGGCGCCACGGGACCAACTGGAGCCACGGGACCAACAGGTGCTACGGGACCAACAGGCGCTACGGGCCCAACTGGAGCTACGGGACCAACAGGCGCTACGGGCCCAACTGGAGCCACGGGACCAACAGGTGCTACTGGACCAACGGGCGCTACGGGACCCACTGGAGCCACAGGACCCACTGGAGC